TTCCAGTCTGGCAGAATAAGGCACAGGCAATGGAGTTCGAGGATGCGATTTATACAAGAAACTCGCACTACTCTTTTGAGTTGGACAACAATAAATTAAGAATCTTTCCAAATGCTGTAAGTCCAGGCGGCGTAACACCTGGAAACTATCATTTTGATTTTAGGATTGTTGAAGACGCTTGGACGGAGACATCTGGCTCTGTTTCGGGTGTTGACGGCATCAACAATATGAACACTCTTCCATTTGCTAATATTCCATATGATAACATCAACTCAATTGGAAAGCAATGGATTCGTCGTTTTGCTCTTTCGCTCTGCAAGGAAACTCTCGGACAGGTTCGCTCAAAGTATGCGACCGTTCCAATTCCAGGCGAGTCAGTGACTCTTAACGGTCCAGCACTTATTTCCGAGGGCAGAGAAGAACAGTCAAATCTTCGCGATGAATTGAAAGATACACTAGATCAGTTGACTTATCAGGCACTTGCTGCTAAGGATTCAGATATTAGTGATAACATTAATAACCTAAACAAGAACATCCCAGCGGGTGTGTTTGTTGGGTAGGGGGCTATTAAATGTCAGACGACGATAAATGGAAACAACCCGCTCAGCCGCCACCCCCGCTATTCTTGGGTGAGAAAGAGCGAAACCTTGTAAAGCAGGTTAATGACGAACTTATTGAGCGAGTCATTGGGCAGCAGATTGTTTACTATCCTATCGACGACTCAATCACCCAGTACAACAACCTTTATGGCGAGGCAGTAGAAAAATCATTCTTACCTCCAGTTCGCGTATATGCTCTCGTTGACTATCAGAGTCGAGACACAAAAGCCGATACCCCTGCCGGTTTGGACAAAGAAAACACAATTACAATTTACTTCCACAAAAGAAGATTGATCGAGGATCAAGATCTTTATGTTCGTGAAGGCGACTTTGTTTTGTATGGCGATTATTTTTATGAAATTGTAAGCACACAATGGGCAAGACAATTGTTCGGGCAAATTGAGCATACATTTGAGATCGTAGCAACAGGCTACTATTCACGAGAGGGACTATTCGATGCCACCTGATAACCCAAGAGAACAAGAACTTGCACCACTCAAAGAGTTGGAGATCCAGCCCTCAACTATTGAGACTATTGATCGTGCCCTCTTTGAGTACATTGACGAGGAACTTGATATCTTTTGTTCCACAAACAAGGGCTTTAAGAAAGTGCCTTTTATCTGGGCAGGAGCCGAACGCGCTTTTCAGATCAAACACAATAGAGAACTCCGAGACGTTAACGGCTTCTTAATTTACCCCATCATGTCTCTTGAGCGCACAGGTATTACAAAAGATCTTGCAAAGCGTGGTGCTTATTATGCAGCAGCACAAAACGTTGGCGATACCAAAGGCGGATCAATGACTGTTGCGAGAACAATTAAACAAGACAAGACAGCCAATTTTGCAAATGCTGACTCCAAGCGTTTGATTTTGAACACTGTCGGTAACGGACAAAACAACTTCCCAAAGAAAAACGAGAAAGTTGTTTACGAGACAATTACAGTTCCTATCCCAGTTTATCTGGAGATCACTTATACCCTAACTGTAATGACTGAATACCAACAACAAATTAATGAAATTATCACACCTTTCATGACTAAGACAGGTGCTGTAAATTATTTTATTGCAGAGAAAGACAACCATCGTTTTGAGGTTTTTATCGAGTCAGATTATGCACTAAATAACAACGCAGCATCCTTGCTCGATGATGCCCGAGGTTACGAAACACAGATCAACTTTAGAGTTATCGGATACATCATCGGAGCCGACAAAAACCAAGAGCAACCTAAGATTGTTCGAAGAGAAAATGCAGTTGAAGTAAAGTTCCCAAGAGAGCACGTAATCTTTGGTGATATCCCTGAAAACCTGCACGTTAGCGGCAACGTTCCTTTTTATCGTCCATAAGGTTATATTTAGGACTTTCGTCAATTTATCAACTATTTATTAACGATAATAAGAATATTTTTATTCGTAAGATATTGAAGAGCGACAAGGAGACACTTCATAATGTCAGTTAAATCTTTCAAGTTTATTTCACCAGGCATTTTCATCAATGAAATCGACAACTCACAACTACCTGCTGTTCCAGGCGAAATTGGTCCAGTAGTTATTGGTAGAACAGAGCGAGGACCAGCAATGCGCCCCGTTCAGGTTAATTCTTTTTCAGAATTTGTTAATGTTTTCGGTAACCCAATTCCAGGCGGTCAAGGTGGCGATGTCTGGCGTGATGGTAATTACACCGCCCCTACCTATGCCGCATATGCTGCACAAGCATACTTGCGTAACAGCAATGCACTAACAGTCGTTCGTCTCCTCGGTGCTCAAAAGGCTGGGCTTTCGACCGGGGCTGCTGGTCGTGCAGGTTGGGAAACCTCTGGCTCTAATAATACTTCTGCCGCCTCAAACGGTGGTGCTTATGGACTTTTCATCTTCCCATCAGGCTCCGCCACAACAGCGCTAACTGGTACACTCGCAGCAGTTTGGTATCTCGACAAGGGAACAATCGAACTTTCTGGCACAATTCGTGGAACCTCCACCCAGGCAGAAGGCGCAGCAGTTCTTATGCAAGATGCAGCAAAAGCTGGTGTTATTGCGGGTGCAGGAACAAATGAGTACAAAGTCGTTATTAAAGATGAGAACGGCAATACTGAGCACGAGACTTCATTTAACTTTACTCGCTCAAGCTCTAAATACATTCGTAAGGTATTCAACACAAACCCAACACTTGTTAACGATGCTATTACAAGAACAGCACAGCAAGAAACTTACTGGCTTGGACCTACCTTTGAGAGAGAGGTGGCATCTGTTGCTTCGGGAGATTCTTTTGGTGTTATCTTGGGGCTCGACAGATGGAGCGGATCTTCCACCAATGCCAATGCAGCCGACTTCCGCTTCGGATTCCAAGCAGCACAAACTCCTTGGATTATTTGCCAAGACCTTCAATCTTCTTTCTCCGGTTCGGGCGGCGTGTTCAATCCAGAGAATATGACTAAACTATTTAAGTTCCACACACTTGATGCTGGTGAGGATGAGCAAAAGAAAGTTAAAATCTCTATTACAGACATTAAGGCTTCCACCACTGACGCAGATCCATACGGCTCCTTCAGTGTTGAAGTCCGCGATGCACGCGATAGCGACAACGCCCCAGTAGTTATCGAGCGCTACAGTTCAGTAACTCTCAACCCCAACTCGCCTCAGTACATTGCACGAGTTATCGGTAATCAGTTCATCGAGTGGGACGACACCGAGCGCCGTTACCGTGTTTACGGAAACTACGCAAACGCTTCTTCACTTATCCGTGTCGAGATGAACGAAGATGTCGATGCAGGTGCAACCGACGCAAGACTACTTCCATTCGGTTCATTCGGTCCAGTACGCTACAAGGGGTGGAGTTTCCTCTCAGGTGGTGCTGAACCATCAGACCGCTGGGTCAACGTTGCCCAGGGTATTGCAAATGCTTATGATGCAGGTGTAGACTTCATGGATGTTGACAATGCAACAGGACAAGCATTTACTGGTTCACTAGTTTACCCAAGTATCCCACTACGAGTTAGTGCTTCCGATGGAGATATTCCAGATCCACTAGACGCATACTTTGGTATCGATACGACTCAGGCAAGCAACAACCGCTTTGAAGACAGTTACATTGATCTTGTAAGAGTTCTTCCAAGTGCACTTGACTCATTTACTACAACAACTTCAACTGAGTTCTCTTACGTATTCACCCTCGATGATCTAAGTTCATCATCCGGTGGAGCAGCAGGAGAGGTTGCAGTTTACGTCTCTGGCTCTCGTGCCGCAGGAACTTCTTTCACCGCAGTAAGCGGAACTTACGAGCAAGTTCTCGATCTTGGCTACAACCGCTTTACTGTTCCAATGAACGGTGGGTTTGATGGACTCGATATCACCGAGAAAGATCCTTTCAATAATACTCGAATGGGCTCTTCCGATGCAGCAAGTTACACTTACTACAGTGCTCGCCGCGCAATCGATACAGTAGCAAACCCAGAAGAGGTAGAATATAACTTAATGGCTATGCCTGGTATCTACAAAGAGTCTCTCACAGACCACATGATTGAGGTTTGCGAGAACAGAGGTGATGCACTCGCTGTTATCGATCTCGACACAGGCTACCGCGCTCAGACCGAGAACACCCAGTCTGTACAGAACAATCTCGGCTCTGTCTCAACCGCAATCAGTAACCTACAGAATCGTAGAATCAACTCAAGTTACGGTTGCGCTTACTACCCATGGGTCCAAATCCGCGACACCATTAGCGATAGCCTACTATTCGTTCCACCTTCAATTGTTGCTCTTGGAACTTTCTCCAGCGCACAGAGAAATTCAGAACTATGGTTCGCTCCCGCAGGCTTCACCCGTGGTGGACTTACCGAAGGATCAGCAGGAGTTCCAGTCATCCAGACACGCGAGCGCCTAACTTCCAAGAATCGTGACGATCTTTACGAAGCAAACGTTAACCCAATTGCAACTTTCCCATCCGAGGGAATTGTAATCTTCGGTCAAAAAACCCTACAGGTTACCCCATCTGCACTTGATAGAATTAATGTTCGCCGCCTTATGATCTTCCTCAAGAAGGAAATCTCAAGAATCTCAGCAACAATTCTATTCGATCAGAACGTTCCAGCAACTTGGAACCGCTTCTTGTCACAGGTTGATCCTTTCCTACGAAGCGTCCAGTCCAGACTTGGATTGACTGACTACAGAGTTGTACTCGACGAGAGCACAACAA